AAATAAACTTTATTGGAAGGAAAACAATGAATAAATTTATATATGATTGTTGGAATGTTGTTATGAATTATGAACGCAATCCACTAAGTAACATACAAGACCTACACGTTAGGCATATGGTCATGCAACTACTTGCTTGGATGTGGTGCATAGCATTCTCTATGTGGGTAGGTAGTATGTGGGTGTTTGGTTTTACTGCTATAGTACACCTTATACTTATCTTTGCTATCGTAATGACTGTGGCTGTGTTTGAAATATCAAAACGTAAATCAACCTACTTTAACCATTGGTATAGAGAACGTGGTTTAGGTAGAGGTAATGGAGGAGAACATGAATAGATTTCTTATAGAAGATACACCACGAGAGATTGCCAAATCTTTATGTGACCAACATGTAGTGAAGATGCCATTAGAAGAAGCACAAATGTTATGTACTACACTATGGCATCATGCACCTGAGTATGCAGAGAAGCATAACCTATATAAACCTGTACATCAGAAGCATCCTTGTACCCTATGGGCAATGGAAACAAGGGGAAATTTTTTGTTTGCGTATGCGTTATACGTATCCATGTTAAGAGAGTATACATCTAGATATGGTAAAGAGCATGGTGCTAGTAAGCATAAATATTCAATATGCTTTGGTGTGGGATATATACCTAATGGTAATATGACTGCACACCCACAATGTTTTAGTGGTCTTGACGAGTTAAAGACCGATGAATTCTATCCATTGAAAGCCTACCGACAATTTTATATTGTTGACAAAGCTAGATTTGCTAGGTATAACAATGGTAGAGACAAACCCTCGTGGTTTAACCCCAACTAACAGGCAAAGGAGATAAATATGCCATTAGATTTTGTAAATGATAATAACTTACTACTAGACATGCCAACTAAATTAGATTTTGGTGTGCAATTTGAGCCAACTAAGGTTCAAGATAAAAAATACGTTATCAACGACGTAACAGGTGAATACTTGGGTGTTGTTGGTCACAATTTTAGTTGTGCAGACCATCGCCCCTTTTTTCAGGGTGTGGAAGATGCTATGACGGAGAACTTAGACAACTCTCAACTAGATGATGCTAAAGTAACGTGGCGAAGAGCTAGAAATAACTCTTGGGGTATGATGGATATTACCCTGCCCAACGTACAACGCACGATAGTGTCAGATAAGCACCAGACCACTGTAAATCAAAGATTTATAGCACTACATGCAATAGATGGCTCGTGTTCTAATCAAGTTTACTATGGTGCGATAGATACGTTCTGTACAAATGGTATGATTACAGGCGACTATGATAAGGTGCGTAGAAAGAATAGTTCTAACTTTAGTATGGATAGGTTTATAGACGAACTTAAAAATTCTAGGCGAGATTTTGATACACAAATGGACACGTTTCAACAGTGGGCATTTAGTCCTATAGGCAAGTTTGATATTAAGGCAATGCTAGATTCTTTGATGGGTTCTGAAAGTAAATCTGAAAAGATGTATACTTTGTACAACCAAGAAGTATCTAAACGTGGTAAGACTGTGTTTGCTTTGTATAGTGCGTTTACTAACTATGCAAGTTATGCAGATGAGAGAAATGGGTTTAGAATGAGAAACACTGGTAATGACACGCAGGCACAAACAATGTGGCTTCGTGAACAAGAAGTAGCCAAGTGGATAGCTAGCCCACAATTTAAACAACTAGAAGCTGCCTAATGACCAAGTATATACGAGAAGCAATACTTACTGATGGTAGTATTTATTATCGTTACAATCCCCCTTCACGTTATGTGGAGGAGGGTATTGTTAAGCGATGTAATTTAGGCACAAATAAGGCAGATGCATTTAAAAAAGGTGCAGAGTTTAATGCCTTAATAAATGTTTACGAAAAACAACGTAAATTACTACCTAATGCAACGAATGATAAAACTTTAAATGGGTTAGTGCATGATTATTATTTATCATATGAATTCAATGAGTTACGTGACGAAACTAAAGGACAGTATAAATACTTTTTGGGTACGTTGTTGGATACTGTGGTAAATGGTAAGTCTTTACGGCTGTATAAATACAATTCTATTACTACAGGTATTGCTAGGACAGCTTATGAAATGTGGTGTAAACGTGGCATTTATATGGCAAATCATATTATGTCTTGTGCAAGAGTTGTGTACTCGCACGGAATAAATATGGACTACTGTGAACTAAACCCATTTAGTAATGTTAAAAAACATGCTACGCAATCGAGAAGAGTTGTTTGGACAAAAGATAATGTTATGAAATTTCTTGAGGTAGCATACTCTGACTTTAAAACTAGAAATGTGGGACTAATAGCACAGATGTCATATGAATGGTGTCAAAGAGTTGGTGATATGCGTTTATTGCAATGGTCAAGTCTTGACTTACCTAGACAAAGAGTTAATATAGAACAATCTAAACGTAGAGCTAAGGTATTTTTACCTATTGAAGATGATTTATGTGAGATGTTAGTCGAACAGGAGAACGATTTTGGCTTTCAGGAGTGGGTTGTACCTAATCCTGTGCCTAGACGTGGCTCTTACAACCCTTATAGCTTATATAAACTGCCTAGACATGCACGTAGAATTATGAATGAAGCAGGGTTGTCAACAGATTTAAGATTATCGGACCTCAGACGTACAGGAACGATGGAAATGGTTGATGCAGGGGTTAGTATGGGACAAATTATGTCGGTGACTGGTCATGTCAACCCACAAAGTGTAAAACCATACTTAAAAAATACATTTGCTAGTGCAAACAATGCATTAAAAATGAGAAAGGAGAATGCGAATGGATAAACCTACTAAAAATGATAACTTTATTGAAGAAATGGAGGACTTTTTAAAGCAAGATGACGAAAATATAGGTCATTTTCATGCAGATAAGTTCTTGTTATCTGAAGATTTTGAAATTAGGGGCTTGACAGATGAAAATTTATCGTATATAAGACAGTCAGCTGTCCGAGGGTAGTATATTAATAATATAGGAGATTAGTAATGATAATAGCTTGGTGGAGTGCAGGTGTTACTAGCGCTGTTGCAACTAAACTAGCAATAGATAAATATGGCAAAGATAATGTAGTGCCTATTTATTTTCATATTGATTCAGCACACAAAGATAATAATAGATTTAAAGAACAGTGTGAGGAGTGGTATGGTAGAGACATAGTTGTAAAACAATCAGCAAAGTATGGCGACCAGTTCGACGTAATACATAAAGAAAGATATGTAAATGGTCCAAGTGGTGCTAGATGTACACTAGAACTCAAGAAAAAAATTAGAATTAATTTAGAAAAAGAATTAGATTACAGTGGGCAGATATTTGGTTTTGAGTATTCTAAGAAAGAAATAAATAGGGCTATAAGATTTAGAGAACAATACCCTAGTGCAAAGCCTTTGTTTCCACTAATAGATAGTAAAATGACTAAACCTGAGTGTTTATACTTTCTAGAAAAACAAGGTATAGAACGACCACTTATGTATACTCTTGGCTATACAAATAATAACTGTATAGGTTGTGTAAAGGGTGGTAAGGGTTATTGGAATAAAATTAGGGTGGACTTCCCTGACTATTTTGATAAGATGGCTAAGGCTGAAAGGTATGTGGGTAACTCTTGTATTAGACACACATTTCTTGATGAGTTAGACCCTGAAGCAGGTCGACACACACCTATGGTTATGCCTGACTGTGGTAATTTTTGTGACTTGGAGTTTACTGATATAAAACACCCAAAAGTTGACACAATTTATAACAATCCTAATGAACTTATGGAGATTGCATGAACTTATACGAATACGTTCGTGATTTAGACGTGCCTATAAATGAGACTATGCGAATAAATTGTCCTATGTGTAATGGTTTAAAGACATTTACTATTACAAATAGCATGGGTACAAGGCTATGGAATTGTTTTAAGGCATCGTGCGACGCTAGTGGTAGGGCTAGAATGCATATGTCAATAGAAGACATGCGTGAAATAGCTGATTCCCGTAATAGTGAAGCACAAAAGCAAGAACCCTTTGAATTACCCGAATACATAGTTAAAAAATCTAAACATACTATGTATGATGTAAAAGATAATAGAGTAGTATATCTTATACATGATGAAAAGGGTGTACTAGTCGATGCTGTAGGTAAGGCTGAGAGTAAGTACAAACTACCTAAATGGAAACGGTATGGAAAAAGTAGAGTGCCATATTTTATAGCTTTAGATGGGGCAGGTACTATCATCACCAGTCCTCACGACGCGTCAGATGTATGTGTCGTTGTAGAGGACTGCATTAGCGCTTTAGTCTGTGCTAAACAAGGTGTTCCTGCCGTAGCCATTCTAGGTACAAGTTTGCTTGAAGAATATAGAAAATATCTAAGTGTATTTAAAAAAGTTATTGTAGCACTAGACCCTGATGCTTTGCCCAAGACTACGGCAATGGCTAAAGAATTACGTAATTGGGTTGACAATGTAAAAATTTTAAATATAATAGATGACTTAAAGTATGAAAACGAAACTGATATTAACAAACTAAAGGAGATGGCATGGAATTAGCCTTAATACGAAGTTTAATGGATAAAGACTTTTATGATGAGCATAGAGGTTCTAAATGTCCTGACAGACTATTTAGCAAAGATGTACGTAAAATTAAGTCAGCTATAGATGATGCTATGGGTAGATACGAAAGAAGCGTTACCCCTGATGAGATTGAAGCATTATTTATATCGAGTAATCCTACTCTTACTACGTCACAAAAAACTAGCTACAATACTTTATTTAGACAAATAAAGAAAGAAGAAACTATGGGTACAGATGTAGCCCAAGAAGTTTTATCTAAACTATTTCAACAAGTTATTGGAGAAGATATAGCCAACATAGGCTTTGATTATGTTAATGGTACAAAGAATAGTTTAGAACCATTACGTAATATACTAGAACAATATAGCGATGACTTTACACCTAATTTAAATATAGAGTGGGAAGATATATCTATTGAAACTCTTTTATCTAAAAATGATATGGAGACTAGATGGAAGTTTAATATTCCTAGCCTATCTAGAAAAGTAGCAGGTGTAAATGCAGGACATCTTATAGAAGTGGGTGCTAGACCCAATACTGGTAAAACATCTTTTCATGCAAGCATGATTGCAGGAATAAATGGTTTTGCTAGACAGGGAGCTAAATGTGTAATACTCTGCAATGAAGAAGCTGCCCACCGTGTAGGAGCTAGGTATCTTACTGCTGCATCAGGTATGACTGTTGGAGAGATTCAACATAACATGATAAAGGCAGGGGATGCTTATAGCCCTGTAAGAGATAATATTAAAATAAAAGATGCTACATCTAGAGATATGTCTTGGGTAGAGAGTGTATGTAAAACATTTAAACCTGACATACTTGTGTTAGATATGGGAGACAAGTTTGCTAAGATGGGTGGTTTTGCTAGAGCAGATGAAGCATTAAAAGTAAATGCTATTCATGCTAGGCAAATAGCTAAAGAGTATGAGTGTGCTGTGTTTTACATGTCACAGTTATCAGCAGAAGCCGAGGGTAAAATTATTCTTAATCAAAGTATGATGGAGGGTAGTCGTACAGGTAAAGCCGCTGAAGCTGACCTAATGTTACTAGTATCTAAAAATCCCATGAATAATGAGGGAGATGAAGAAGATTTACAAAGGCATATAAACGTAGTAAAGAATAAACTAACAGGTTGGCACGGTATTGTTACCTGCGAGCTTAACTATGAAGTAGGGAGGTATGAAGAATGAGATTAGTCCTTGATGTAGAAAATACAGTTACTAATCGTGATGGTAAAATGCACCTAGACCCTTTTGAGCCTACTAACTCTTTAGTAATGGTGGGAATGATTACAGAAGACAATACAGAAGTTCATGTAACCTTTGACCATTCTGAAAAACCCAGTACTCAAAATGGTACTAAAATAGTACAGCACATGTTAGATAATACTACTTTACTAATAGGACATAACATTGCATATGATTTAGTTTGGTTATGGGAGTCAGGGTTTAAATACAATGGTAAAGTATTTGATACCATGTTAGGTGAATACGTATTACAACGTGGTATAAAAGAGCCCCTGTCTTTAGAAGCTTGTGCTGAAAGATATGAGCTAGATACAAAAAAACAAGACACGTTAAAAGAGTATTTTAAACAGGGCTATACAACTAGAGATATACCTTTTGACGAGCTATCAGATTATTTATCACACGACTTACATGCAACACAACAGCTATATAATAAAATTAATGACAGGCTTTTAAATGACGAAGACCGTGTGTTAGAGCGTACCGTTGATTTAACTAATGAGTTGTGCCTGGTTATAGCAAAAATATATCGACGTGGTTTTTCAATTAATATGGATGCACTAAATGAAGTGGAGTCAGAGTTTGAAAATGAAAAGATAAGTCTTAAAAAAGATTTAGCTAATATGATTACAAACTTAATGGGTGATACACCTATTAACTTAAATAGTCCTGAACAGCTGTCTACAGTAATATACAGTAGAAAACCTATAGATAAATCTACTTGGGCAGGTAACTTTACACCGTATATGTCAAAGGAAGATTTTAGAAAAGAAGTTAGCACGCATAGTATAATAGTATATAAGACTACTGCTAAACAATGTAGTAACTGTAAAGGTAAAGGCTACTATACTAGAATTAAAAAAGATGGTAATCCTTTTGCTAAACCATCTAGATGCCACGAATGTGATACACAAGGGTATCATTTTGTACCTACTAATATACAAGCAGGCTTAAAGTTTAATGCGCCCAAATCTAAATGGGTAAGTGCGCACGGTTTTAGTACATCTAAAATTAATTTAGAGTTATTAGAAAAAGCCGCTAAAGATAAAGGCTTGAAACAAGCAGAAGAATTCTTATATAAAGTACGTAGACTAAGTGCAGTAGATACTTATTTATCCTCATTTGTTGAGGGTATAAAAACCCACAAAAAACCTGATGGTAAGTTACATGTTCGACTATTACAACATAGAACTTCTACAGGTAGATTAAGTGGGGCAGACCCTAATATGCAGAATATGCCTAGAGGGGGTACATTCCCTGTAAAAAGAGTATTTAAATCGCAGTGGAATAATGGTATGATATTAGAAGCTGACTTTGCTCAATTAGAGTTTAGAGCTGCGGCTTTTCTATCACAAGATAAAACAGCAATGAAGGAGATTGAAGATGGTTTCGATGTTCACAGTTATACCGCAAAAGTTATTTCGGATAATGGGCAGGCTACTACTCGCCAAGAAGGAAAAGCGCATACGTTCGCCCCACTCTACGGAGCTACAGGGTTTGGGAGGACAACTGCTGAAGCAGCGTATTATGGACAGTTCACGGAAAAGTACAAAGGAATCGCACTATGGCATTCCCGATTGGCTAAGGAGGCTTTAAACACAGGTAAAATTACTACACCGTCAGGTAGGCAGTTTGCTTTTCCTGATGTAGAAAGAAGAATGCGAGGTGGAGTATCGCACTTTACACAGATAAAGAATTACCCTGTGCAGTCTTTTGCTACGGCTGATATTGTACCAGTTGCTTTACTTTATATAGAAAAAAGACTTACAGATATGAAATCTTGCATTGTCAATACTGTACACGATAGTATAGTTATTGATGTACATCCACAAGAAGAAAACCAAGTTATCTATATAATTGACTCAACAAATCAAATACTTACAGACTTGATACAAAACAAGTGGGATATAGTATTTAATGTGCCTTTAGCATTAGAAGCAAAAATAGGTAAAAATTGGCTTGACACAGTAGATGTTTTATGATATAACAAAAAAACTTATTAAAGGAGATACTATATATGAATGATATAATGAATATTAATACTGATAATTACGCAGTAATGGCAAAAGCTATGGGCTTTGCTAGCGAAAATAAGAAATCTTCTGCGAAAGCAGTTATACTTCCTAGATTTAGGATATGGCATCAACCTATTATGGGGCAAGCCAAAGTTAATGGTAAAACTGCTAATGTAGAAGTTGTTGAAGGTGGTTCATACAGACTAGAAATACCTTCAAAAGAAGAGGGTGGTGATTCGACTTTTATATTTTCTAAGTCGGCAACCTTTAGAGTCTTTGCACAAAGATTTATGTGGCGAAGATTTGTTGCTAATAAAAACCCTAAACCTAATGAGCCAAAAGGTTCTTTTCATAGAACATTAATGGCAGATAGTTTATCTTTTGATTTAAAGGATAATATGGGTGGTTTTAATTGTGGCAAACCTTCAGGTTACGTAAAAGACTTTAAGGCACTTCCTCAAAACATGCAAGACTTACTTAGACAAATACGAAAAGTAAGAGTCTTGTTTGGGTATGCAACTCTAGTAGACCCTGTCGATTCAGATGGTAAACCTACTAAACTTGATACTACACCTGTGATATGGGAGATAGATAATAGAAATGCTGTCGCTCATTTAGGAGAAGTATTATCTGAAGTTGAAAAGAAAAAGAGATTGCCTATTCAACACAATATAAATTTAGTAACTGAAAAAAATGAACTGCCTAATGGCACTAGTTACTATACACCAGTCGCCACTGTCGATACGAAAAACTCTATTGATATTGTAGAATCTGACCAAGAAGTGTTTAAGGACTTTATGGAATATATTAAAAACTATAATGATTATGTCAACACACAATGGTCTGAAAAGTCTGCAGATGCAGAGCCATCAAAAAACGACATGAAAACTGTAGAGTCTTTCGTAGACATTGACGACACTGAGGTAGCGTAAATTAATGTTAAAGAATAATCCTTTTGAGGTACATAACATTAACTACCTATCACCTAGCAATATAAATACCTACATAAGCGATATGCCTATGTGGGTAGCTAGGTATCTATTTGGTATTAAATCAGGTAGTGGAGCAGGTGCTATTAGAGGTACTGTACAAGAAGCTGTGCTAGCTAATAAGTATACTACAGGAAAGTTTGATTTTAATTTATTAGAAATACAATTTATGGATATGTGTGCAGAATCTAATATTAATTTAAGCAATCCTAAAGTAGCTAAAGAAAAAGGTTTACTTAGAAAGTTTGGCGAGGTTATTGATAAAAATTTTAAGTATGAAAACTTAGAAGAGTATCAAGAAAAAGTTGAAGTACAGTTTGATGATATGCCTGTTCCTGTAATTGGATATATCGACTTTAGATTTAAAGATAAAATTGTAGATTTAAAAACATCAACAAGAATGCCAAGTAAACCTACTGAAGCACAGAAGAGACAGATGGCATTATACTCTATGGCATATCCAAATAATAGTGTTGATTTATTTTTTGCTACACCAAAAGATTATAATAAGTTTACGCTTAATAATTTATCTGTGTATAAAAATCAACTTAAAAAAGTAGCTTTTAGTATACAGAAGTTTTTGTCTATTAGTAATGACAAACATGAGCTAGCTTCTTTAATCTATCCAAACTATGATTCGTGGACTTGGAGCGATTACTTAAAGAAAGAAGCAAAGAAAATATGGGGAGATAAATAATGTCAGATTTAAAAGCAGATGATATGGCAGAAATGATTAAGGAAAAAGAAAGAGAACTCTTTGAACTTAAAAAAGAATATCGCGAACGTAGAACCGAAGGCTTACGTCATGCACTAGAACAGAAAAAAGAAGCTGAAAAACTAGTACGTAATGAGATGAAAGCTCTTGGTTATGACACCACAACCTATCGTTATTGGTTATAGATGTCAGCGTATAGTGCTACCCAAATGGCACGTAAACATGGGTATAGGAGTGGTTTAGAGGATAAAGTTGCTACTTATCTTACAGAACAAAACGTCAATTTCCTATATGAAAAAATTAAGATTGAGTGGGAAGACCTCGCGTATCGCACCTATACCCCTGATTTTATATTAGATAATGGAATAATAATAGAAACAAAAGGAAGGTTTATCGCATTAGATAGGAGAAAACATCTCGCTATCAAAAAGCAACATCCTGAATTAGATATACGATTTATCTTTACAAATAGTAAAAATAAACTTCGTAAAGGAGCAAAGTCTTCGTATGCAGAATGGTGTATTAAATATGGTTTTAGGTACTTTGATAGAATAATACCTGAAGACTGGTTAAAAGAAAAGGGTAATAATAAATATCCTAAGTTTATAAAATACAAAAACAAAAAAATAAGGAGATAGTATGCGAATAAACAATGAAGATTTCTATATACAACTTGTTCCCGACTTAGATAAAAATAAAAATTGGTTAGGTACACTACAAGTTAATATCGTTACATCAAATGTAAATCCTATAGACGACGATGGGTACAATCAAATATTTCATTTGTGCCAACTAATATCCTCTGTAGTTCCTTACATGGATGATAATCCCGATATAATAGCGGAGTTAGAAAAATATATGAAAGTAGAACAAAAAAATAATAAACCTACTAAAAAAATAGTAAGTAAACAAGGCAATGTAATAAATTTAAACTTTACATCTAAAACTAATGGGAGTGCTTAATGGCTGATATAAAAGATTTGATAGATTTTCAAAAAGATACAGCTGATATGGTTAATCATCCACCACATTATAATCAAAAAGGTATAGAGTGTATTGATGCCATTGAAGCTGCTACAGATATAGGTTTTGAATATTATTTACAGGGCAATATAATTAAATACCTTTGGCGATATAGATATAAGAATGGTATAGAGGACCTAAAGAAAGCCCAGTGGTATTTAAATAAATTAGTTAGGATAAAACATGGTAACGAAAGTTAGAGTTGCAATGACTGTTATCATAGACGAATCAGAGTATCCCATGCCTGCTGATGAAAGAGTAAACGAAGAAGTAAAAGACGTGATAAAAGAAATGTTTCACGACTATGATGGCATGGATATTAAAAGTATTAAAACTACTATGGAGAAAATATATGATTAAAAATAATGTAGCCTTACCTACAGACTACCAAAATTTTATAGCATTATCTAGATATGCTAGATGGTTGCCTAATGAAAATAGAAGAGAGGTATGGTCAGAAACTGTAGATAGATATATGTCTTTTATGGAAAATCATTTAAAAGAAAACCATAATTATTCTATATCTTCTGATATAAAAGATAGTATATATAATCATATAACAGAACTACAAACGATGCCTAGTATGAGAGCATTAATGACAGCAGGCCCTGCATTAGATAGATGTCATGTAGCAGGATATAACTGCTCATACTTACCTGTAGATAGCCCTCGTGCGTTTGATGAGTGTATGTATATACTTATGTGTGGTACAGGTGTTGGTTTCTCTGTAGAAAGAGAAAACGTAGATAAACTACCTATAGTTAATGAACACTTTGAAAATAGTTCTACTGAAATTAGAGTAGCCGATTCTAGGTCAGGGTGGGCAAAAGCCCTACGAGAGTGGATAGCTATGTTATATGTGGGACAAATCCCACAATTAAATGTAGACGATGTTAGACCTGCAGGAGCTAGACTTAAAACATTTGGTGGCAGAGCTTCAGGACCTGCCCCATTAGTTGATTTATTTAATTTTTGTATCGAAGCATTTAAAGGAGCTGCAGGTAGAAGACTGTATCCTATTGAATGCCACGATATAATGTGTAAGATTGGTGAAGTTGTTGTCGTCGGAGGGGTACGACGTAGTGCGCTTATCAGTCTTTCCAATCTTGGTGATGACCAAATGCGTCATGCTAAGTCTGGACAATGGTGGGAAAACGAAGGACAACGTGCATTAGCAAACAACAGCGTTGCCTATAAAGGAAAGATAGACATGGAGACATTCATGCGTGAATGGTTGTCTCTTGTGCAAAGTAAATCAGGAGAGCGTGGTATCTTTAATCGTAAATCTGCAAAAGAACAAGCAATGAAAAACGGTAGAAGAAAAACAAACTATGCATTTGGTTGTAATCCGTGTAGTGAAATTATACTTAGACCGTATCAATTTTGTAATTTATCTGAAGTAGTTGTACGAGCAGACGATACTATTGAAACACTAAAGGAAAAAGTTAAAATTGCTACTCTGTTGGGTACATTTCAATCTACTCTTACTAACTTTAAATATTTACGTAAGATATGGAAAGACAATACAGAAGAAGAAAGACTACTAGGGGTATCTTTAACAGGTATTATGGATAGTAAATTACTAAATGACCATAACACTTTATTTTTTGAGGATGGTCAACAAGTATTTGACGATGGTCGTATTGGTGATATTCTAAAAGAATTAAAACAAGTTGCTATTGATACAAATAAAAAAATAGCTAAAACTTTAGGCATACCACAATCAACTGCTATTACTTGTGTAAAGCCTAGTGGTACAGTATCCCAATTAGTAGATAGCGCGAGTGGTATTCATGCTAGACATAGTAAATACTATATCCGTACCGTTCGTGGCGATAACAAAGACCCACTAACAGAATTTATGAAGTCTGCAGGTATACCTAACGAACCCGATGTAATGAAACCTGATAGCACTACAGTATTTAGTTTTCCTATGAAAGCACCTGAAGGAGCTTCTACTAGAAATGATTTATCTGCTGTTGACCAGTTACTTATGTGGCAAGCATTTCAAAAACATTGGTGTGAACATAAACCATCTGTAACTATTTCAGTAAGAGAAAACGAATGGTTAGATGTAGGTAGTTGGGTATATAAAAACTTCGATGAAATATCAGGTATTAGTTTTTTACCGCATAGTGACCACACTTATGCACAAGCACCTTACCAAGATGTAAAATATGATGAGTATAAAAAGCTTTTAGATAAAATGCCTGAGATTGATTGGAATCTCTTGACAAATTATGAAAAAGATGATACAACATCAGGAGCAAAAGAGCTTGCTTGTACTGCAGGCGCTTGCGAGGTCGTAGACATAGGGGCTACATAATCAGGTATAATCACACACGGAGGTGTACTTTCACCCCTCTGAGGGGCTTTATATCAAGACTTTTTTTTAAATATTAACTATTTTGGAGCATTTTATGCAGCATTTAGAACCTAACAAGAAAAATCAGAAGAAATTTGACTTAGACCTGCAATATGGCAAAGTTAGAGAAAAAAGAATAGCAGAGATGCTAGAAAATAAAAAGATAGAGGTAAAAAGTGAAAGAGACATATGGCAAAAAACAGGCAATATCGCGATTGAATATGAGTGTTATGGAAAACCTAGTGGTATCTGTAGTACGGAAGCGGATTATTGGTTTCATAATTTATGTATCGGTGAAGACACATTTGCTACTATTGTCTTTGAAACAAAAAGTTTAAAACGTATAATCGACAAACTAGATTATAAGAGAACAGTATCAGGCGGAGACAATATGGCATCACGTATGTATTTATTAAATTTACAGAAACTGTTTTCATCTGATGTAATTAAAGCATTTAAAGCAAAGGAGAACTAAATGAGAGAAATGTTAATAAGTGCTGCTCGCACATACTATATGGGCATGATTAATAAACACATAGCTAATATGGAAGTATTACTAACAAATCCAGTCGGTATCGGAGAAGACGCTCATCAAGATATACAGGCAGTCATTGAAGTAGAATTAGCTAAAATTGCTGACTATCATGATAAGTTAGAAATGCTACAAAAGTTTTTTGCAAAATCAGAGCAACAAAAACAATCTGAGGAGAATAAGGAAGATGAAAAGAAGAAATAATCTTGCTAAGTATGATGCCCCTTTAAGTATTCAATTTAAAAAGGGGCAACATGCATTCTTTAAAAATAAAGGACCTATGTATAATAGGAATACCATGCAGCATAGAGAATGGCAAAGAGGTTATAACTTTGCTTTTTTTAGTAATTTAGAAAGACTTAAAAAATATGAAGCTAGAAGAAGAAGCAAAAGAGTTTCTTAAAAGGAGAAATATGAGTAATATAACTGCTAAAGAGTATCAAGACAAGGCTAAAGTAACTGCTATATTCCCAAAAGAAAAAGCCCTAGAGTATTTAGCTCTAGGGTTATCTTCTGAGTCTGGGGAAGTGGCAGGAAAGATTAAAAAAATCATACGAGATAAAGGTAAGTTAAATCCTACAGATTTAGGCGCTGAGATAGGCGATGTACTATGGTACTGTGCTTTACTAGCCGATGAACTTAATTTAAATCTTGGTAAGATTATGGAAAACAATATTGAAAAACTACACTCTAGAAAAGCACGTGGGGTATTAGGTGGTTCAGGAGATAATCGTTAGTCTATTGTAAATCCATTGTATTTAATGGAGATAGTTTTGCATCTCCTATTTCTTTAAAACGATTAGCGTATAAAAGAACTAAATCATAATCATAAGATAATTTATCCTGTGGCATACCGTGTTTTTTATTATATAATTCTATTGCCTGATTTAAGTATACTTTATCCCCACCTGTAAATTTAGTTTCTACTTTTTTCTTTTTTAGCGGATTAAAACCGTATTCATCATCTAATGTTAAACCAGTTTGGCTACTATATCTTGCTTCACTTTCTTGCATAGCTTCTACTAATTCTACTATTTTACCTTTCCAAGCATCTTTTTGTTTTAATATAAACTCTTTTTTTAAATTATCACTATTTAAACTTTGGTAAACTTCACTTTTTTCTAATAAAGGAGATAAATACGTACTAGACCATTCTCCGATTAAATCATTTATTAATGCATCAGCTTCAGGAACTCCTGAGTTTCTATTTAGTAATCGTTTATCTAGTTTCATTCTAGATATTTCTTTTTCTAAATAATTTTTAGGAGGTGATTGTAGTATACCGTATGTTTGTCTAGTTATAGGAGTTATTCTTCTTATGGGCTCTCCTTTTAAAGGAGTTTCGTACATTTTAGCTGCTCTAGTTCCTAAAGACTTAGAAAGTATTTCTTCTATTCTATGGTTTGCAGGAAGTCGTGATATAGATTTGTTTATAAATAATGAAAACATATCTGATGATTTAGAATCTCTAGCTATTCTTGAATCATCACTACCAATCCAAGTAGTATATATATCTGATATAGGAGTTATTGGTATTGTAAATGTATTTAAAATATTACCTGCATACTGAGCTGCAAATTTACCTGCGGCTTCGTGTTGGTCATATCCTTTTTCTGAAGCAAATATATCTTCTATTCCTTCATCTATTATCCATAAACCTAACCCTGCTCTAAACTGAGTACCTGATAACGCTTGAAAAGATTCTTTAGTAAGAGACCTACTGTTTGCTAATTTTTCACCCATATAAGCTCTAGCTATTAAATCGCCAACAAATAAATAAGGAGCAGCAGGAAAAAATGGTCTTAGGTCAAAAGTGTTACCATTAGATAATCTACCTTCCCACCAGTTTTCTCCACCAAGTTCATTACCATTTAACGAGTGATATCTATAAGCTGCAGCCCCAAGTAAAGCACCACTTCCAACTAAACCTTTTGCTACTTCAGCATAGTTTTCAGAATCTTTCGCAAGACTTTTTCTAAATGCATTATTAAACGGAGAGACTAGATATGCAGGTGAATACTCATATGTAAATCTCATAGCATTCATTATAAATCTAGGAAAAGGTACGAGTGAAGAAGTAAGAAAAGGAGTTTTATGCGCAAAATTTATTATTGCTTTTCCTACAGGATTATCAGGTGTTTTTTGGTATGTAAAATACAAAGTATCTTTAATAGTATCATTCAACATTTTAGAACCTTGTTTACCATTTATGTAAGAAGCAAATCTATTATCTTTTAACATGTCATGTATATCGTATTCTTTTTTTACGATAGGTGTTATATCATCTATACTTTTACCATCTAATATTGCTTTTTTTAAATTAGTATTAAAACCTGCTTCATCAACAGCCTTTTTTAGTTTAGTTTTATTTATCTTGCCTGTAAACCCTTCTTGTAGTTCTTGCATGGTTCTTATGTAGCTTTGATTAAGTCGTTTCTTTAAAGAACTTACAAACGCCACACGTTTAAAATAATTATCAGACAGTGTATTTAAAGCGTTTAATTGTTTACCTATAGCTCTAGCTTTAGTTAATCTTTTACTTCCTTTACCTACCCCACCAATAGCGTTATCTATATCTTGTAACTCTCTATATAAAGTTTGAGCTTGTTTGTGAAAGTTTAATCTAAATAAACTATCTATTGCCTCAGTCTCAGTTTTATTTGTTAAACCAAATACTAAAGAAAATATATCATCATTAGGAGTATCATCAAAAAGACTTACCGTACCTTTACCTTTTTGACCAAGAGTTAGCCCTCTTACTACTGTTGTAATACCTCTATCTACTAAATTAACAGCCGTATCTAATCCAATTCTTGTATAACCTGATGCAGTATTTCTAACTGTAGTTCCTAATTGAGAAGTCATAGCTGCTAATCTTATATCATCTAAAGGTCTAAAAAATCTAAATTTTTGTGTGTCGTCTATAACTTCTAATGCCTGTCTAGCATTTCTACTATTTCCTAAATCTTTTGCTTTTTTAAATACTTCTTTTATTTCTAAATCCATACCTAGTAAATCATAAGTGTCATCGCTTATATCACTAAATAATTTTTTAAATTGTTTTGCTTGAACAAGAGTTCTACCTGCATTAGAAAATGTAGCTAGAAATAAATTAGCCATATCATCGCCATTTATATTATATTTTTCAAATATATCAGATAAAAATTCTTCTCTTGTTTTACCACCTACTCTTTTTTGTTTTAATAAATCAGCTACAGCTTGAGTAGGTCTTATTTTCCAGTTGCCATCTGCATCTTTAGCATTTTTTAAAAAAGACCTTTCTATATTACCATTTGTAGAAATCATTTCAGATACAGCAGCTAGTATTCTTTTAGTTCTAGCAGGGTCTATTGATAAAATTGCATCAGGTACTAATTTTTCTCCGATTATTTCTCTACCTAATTGAGTTCCTTTAGCAACTTCATCAGGATTTAATGCAGGCAATACTTCTGATAATTTATTTTTTAATTCAGCTTTTTGTTTTAGTGTTTTATTAGCTTCTTTATTTGCTTTTATAGTTTTCTTTAATATTGATTTGTCTATATCTTTTAATACACTTTCAGTTAATTTACTTCCTTTACCTAATTTACTTATTCCTGCACTTGCAACTTTTTTAGCGCCAACAACACCTAAAAACGCAGGAGCAGCCATTCCTGCACCTACACCTATAGCAGTTTCTCCTGCTTTATATTCGTCTTTTAAACCTATTTCCATTTCTACATTTTGTCTAGATACATCTTGTAGTCCACCTGCTGCACCTTCTAATAACATACTTGCTTTTATAGGGTGTCTGCCAACAGTTGCAGCTAAACTTGTTAATGGTGTTTTTAATATGGATTTTTGGGCAGCTTGTTTTACAGTTTTTGATACAGCTATTTTAGCAGCTGTAGTGGCAGCTAACGCACCACCTTTAGCTACTTGCCCAAACATGGGAATAAGACCTACAAGAGTGGAAGGAGCAGATGCTATACCATAAGCATAGTCTTTAAAAGCACCGCCTGCTCCACCCTCTTCATAAAAGTCTGGAAGTTGATGAAATTTTTTATATAAAAAAGTATAATCGTCTAGTTTTTTTTGAGCTATGTCAGATAAATCTCTTTCAGTAGTATTTATAGTGTCGTCTCTTTTTGAATCTGCAGATACACCCGATATATAATTCCAGTCACCTCCTGCAGTAAGTTCATTTACATTAAATGACCTAAAATGTGATATAAAGTTTTTTACAGCTTCTTCATCATTTAATTCTTGTTTAATATTATTTCTATCTTTAGCAAATCTTTTGGCTGCTTCTATTACAGACTTATCTCTTTTCATTTGTCCGTAAGTAATAATATTACCATTTAAAATATTATCTGTATTTTCTAGCTCTAAATTACTTTCTTCTTCTTCTTCTTTTTTTTCACTATCAAGTATATTAGTTTGTGTATCTAAACCAAAATTACCATAAGTATTCTTTAATACAGAGTTTAATAAATCACTCATATTAACTCCTACTCATTAATCCACCTGAATTGTATTTTTTTACAGGTTTAACAATATTAGTTATTTCTTTTTGTATATCCTCTGCACTATAATTTTTTTCTGTTAAAAATAATTTTAAAGTTTCTAAAATTTCAGACATACGTTCTGATTTATTTTTATTTGTACTTGACTTTGCACGGTTATAATCGCTTCTAGCTTGATTAATTACATTTGTATTTGAAGAATTTTTAATTACGCTTTTTACAGTATTCGTAAACCAATCTACAATACCATCACCTAGTTTAGCCTCAGGTTCAATTTCTTTATTGTTGTTTTTTGGTTTAGAATAATCTACTATTTTACTTTTGATTAAACTTAATTGCTCATTAGAAATTTTTAAATTTTTAGCTTCGTGTAATTTTTCTAATGCTTCAACTACTTCTGATGCAGTAGCGTTTTTATCTGTTTCTAAAGATTTTTTTACAAAGTTATCAATTCCTGTATCAGTTAATGTAAAATCAGTTTGACCTGCAGCTATTCTTCTTTCAGCTATACTAGGTTTTTTAACTGGTGGTTTAACATCTGAAGATTCTAATATTTCTTTTGTTTGCTTACCTGATGCATTATCATCGCTATCTTCACTACTAGTACTTAAGATAGGCTCTTCTAATTTTCCCTTTCTTAAATCATCTATTACCGAACCTCTCATTTTGTAAGATTTTCTAAAAGAGTCGTCTATTTTACCAAGGTTATTTTTAGGGTCTGCATAATATAACTCAGCAACTTTAAAAAGTTCAGGTTCAAATTTTTCTTCAAATATTTCTAGCCTTTGGTCAAGATAATTTTTTCCGATATTAATTTTTGCAGTTTTTATATCTGAAATTATAGCGTCGGCATCTGCTCCAGTACTTTTTGCTTTTTCTACAGCTCCCATATTAATTGTTACTGTTGAAGAACCATCTTGGCTAAACTCTAAAAACTTTCGAAGATTTAAATCTTGTCTTAGCTTATTATATATTTCAGTATCTACTGCTTTTTGCCAAGTATTAAATTTACTAGAATCAAAAGGTCCAATATTTAATAGGTTAATATCTCTCTGTAAATTAAAAATAGCAAGTTCATCAACTTTAGCGTCTTCGCTATTTACATAGTCTGGATTGTTTACTAGTCTAGCAAACCTATCTTTCATAAGTTGTAGTTTCTCGCTATTAGTAGTTGTGTCACTTTCTATTTTTATTGAGTACTTTTCTTCTAATTTTTCATTTAATTCTTCATTTAAAGAAGCTAATGTAGAATTTTTATCCGATTTACTTGAGTTTTTAGCCTGTTCTATTTCTCTTACTAGTATATCTATATCATGGTCAACAATTTTTAATGGATTACCATCTAAAACTAATTCTCTTCTTTTTTTAGTATCATTTAATTGTACATTTTCTTGCTGTAGTTCTAGTATTGCAGCTGCATCTTCAGGATTATCATTATCTAATGAATCTATTAGAAGTTGATTTGCGTCTATTTGTTCTGTAAGATTTCCTTCTGCTTTTATAATATCTAAAGTCTTCTTTCTCATATTTAAATAGTATTCTTTTTTATCAGCATTATAATTTTTATTTATTTCAGGTTTCATTAATTCAGACTTAATTTTTTGTATTCTACCTGAAGGGTCTAATTGCTCTAAACTAAACTTATAATCTAAAAAATTAAGAGTTGGTAAACTTACACTAGAATTAATAGCCATACTATCTATTCCTGCAGCTTTTAACTTTTGTTCTAATATTTTATTCATTTGTTTTCTACTATTTAAAGGTTTACCCATTATATTACCTAAAAATTTAAGAGCAGGAGTTTTAATAGAATACGGTTCTATTTCAGAATAATCTGCCATAGGACCTACAAATGCCTGGGCATAATCTTTTGCTGAACCTATTGTATAATCTTCAGGAAGTTGAGAAAAATACTCAATAGGATTAATGTCTCCTGAGCTTTTAGCTGTTTTTAAGTTAGCTATAAACGCATTATAGTCAGTTAAAGAACCACTTCTTTTTAAAGCAGCTGCAGCATAGTAAACTCCTCTAGGGTCTCTACTTCCATCAGGCATAGTAAATACAGAAGCACCGTTTTCTAATGCTTTTTTTGCTTCCTCTACATCCTCATCCCACTCGTCTTTTTCATCTATCTGTCTTTCAAATCTAATTTTATTTATTTCTTTATTGTAATCACGAGTTTCTTGCATTTCTCTCTGTAGAGTTCTATCTATACTAGTCATTACACCTGTAGCTAAACCACTAAAAAACGACATTACTTACCTCTCTTTGCCATTAAACCCTTAGACTCTTTACTTTCTTCTTCGTCAGGTTTTTCTTTGACATCTTGTTTTACATTCATCATTGCGTCTTCAAATTTTGAAGAAGCTAATTCTATAGCAGAATCTCTAAGTTTTTTAGGCTCTTCTAAACCTGAAGTGTATTTAATATTTACTTCATCTGCCATAAGCATTATAAATTCCATTAGTACAGGAATTAATAGCATACCTACATCTACCGTATGTTTACTTTCTATAACACCTGATAGCTGAAGTGTATTTGCTATTGTAGTTACAGGAACTCCAAGTTCAAGTGTATCAAATAATTTTCTTCTAAATTCCTTAGATGTTATACGAGGAATATAATAATCTAGTGCTTCTTCAATAGTATTATATTGTGGGGGTACTTGCCAAGGTCTTCCACCTAGTTCTGCAGTCATTCCCATGCCTGGAATAGGTGCGTTAAATTCAGGTTGTTCTAGTGTTGCCATTGTTTAATTCCATTCTTTTATTTCTAAGTGTAATAAAATAGTTAGCTGCTCTTTTTGCAGGAGACTCTTCTTCATTATTAGAAGAAATTTTAGTACTCATAAAGTTACTATTATTTTTTTGTCCTAATAAACCTGTTTTAGGTGCATTATTAGTTTGTTCTTCTTTTAGTTTATAATATTGTTCTGCATTATAATACAGTGATTTGGCAGGATTTGTTAAAGCCATATTTACTCCCTTATTACATTGTCATCCAAGTAGTACCTAAAGTACCTATTAAAGAACCTAGTGCTGTTCCTGCAGAAGTTCTACTTCTTATATTTTCTGCTCTTACTTGTGCGTCTGCGTCTAACTGTGCTATAGCTAATTGATTCATTCTATCTAATTCATTATCTGATGCTTTCCACGCAAACTCCATAGTGTCCTGATAATAACCCCAAAGATTAGAATATGCTGTTGAAGATATATCTAGTATAGCTTTAGCATTTAACTCATTTGCTCTATTTACAGCGGCTGTATCAGCAGTAGCTATTTCTCTTCTCCATACAGCGTTAGACTGAGCAATTTGTAGTTGATTAGTAGCATTATACTGGTCACGTTGATTATCTATTTCTGCATTAAATTTAGCCATTGCGTTTGTTTCGCCTGCGTTAAACTGAGCCTGTGCATTTGTTTGAGATGCATTAAACTCTTTTGTTCGCTGAGATAAGTTTGCAAAAAATTGGTCTGTTTGATTTTGAGACGTAGCATTAAATTGTCTAGCTGCATTTTCAGCTGCTTGGTCATTAAAAATACTTTGAACAACTTGTTGAGCCTTAAATATTGCTGTTTGTTGTTTATTACTTAAATTAGCTAAATCTAATTCTAAGAAATTTTTAGCATTTTGTACTGCAGCTTGTTGTCTATTATTTAAACTTGTTAGTTCTAGATTAGCTACAGAAGATGCTTCAGCCATAATTAAAGCCTGAGTATTAGATAAGTTTTGTAAATTCATCGTATTAGCTATACGACTATTTTCAAGAGCTACTTGTTGCTCTGCAGTAAAGTTCATATTAGCTACATCTGCTATTTTACTTGCATTTTGTACTCTAGCTTGAAAGGCTTGGTCAAACTCTTGACCCATAAAAGCAGCACGTTGTTCAGCTGCTTGCATAGCTCTTTGTTGTCTGTTAGATAAATTTAACTCTTCAAATCTTGCTTGTGTACTAGCATCTGCTGATGCAATAGGTAAGGCAGATTCCATTGTAGCTTGAATCATAGCCTGTGCTTCTATAGAACTAGAAGAAAGACCTCTAGCTGCCATTCTTTCAGCAACAGCTCGCATAGCACCTGATGCCCAAGGTGGAGTTTTACCACCTTCAAATTGTTGCATTAATGAATCTAGTTGTCCTGCTACAGTAGCTTTTGCTGAAGGAGTAGCTTGAGCTGCTTGTATTTGCTCTGTAAACTCAGCTGCTTTTTGTGAATTAGCTACACCATCAATTAATTCACCATCTTGTATTTCTCTTTGGTTAGGACTATCCATTAGGATAGCTTCACCTTTAGCACCTTTTATATCGCCTACAGCTGTTTTAGTTTGTTCTGCAGCAACTACTTTAGCTCTAGGGTCGTCAGGGTTTGTTTGCGCAGCTTGTACAGAATTTAAGGCACTGTCTACTGCAGGACCTGTTTCAGTAGCTTCCATTTTATTAGCTGCTTTTGTAGCTACAGGGTCTACTGTTTGAGTTTCTGCTTGAGTAGAGTCAATAGGTGCGGTATCTTCTACCTGACCTGTACCTTCATCTATAAATTGAGAATCTGCTTCAGGTATAGATGATACAGTTACAGCTCCTCCTGTTGGTACTTCAGGTTGTAATGCTTGTTTAACCATTGTCTGTGGTAGATTTTGAGGAGCAGTGGTATCTCCTTCTGTTGTGTCCCCACCTTCTTGTAATTTAAGAGTGTAACCACCCTTTGCCATTTGTATAGCTTTATCTTTATATCTATCCATTTTATGTTTTTGTTCAGGGTTTCTATCTAAAAACTGTGAAAATAAATTCATGTCTCCTTGATAACCCATACTGCGAGCTATACGTTCCATTGCTGCAGGTTTAAATGCTTTAAATTGTGCCATACTATTTACCTATTAATATTTTATCTAACTTGTCTTCAAGCCTTTGTAAGTGTTCAATCACATTATGCATGTCTTCTTTAACGTCATCACGCTTTGCATACTCTTCACGAGTTTTATTTAAAAGAATGTCAAGTCTTTTCATTTCTACAAGTACACCTCTAAATACCCATATAGCAGGAGCTATTACTACTGTTAGTAATCCATTCCAAAATAATATAGGATTTATTTCCATATTTGTCTCCTAGTCTACTGCTACAGCCAAGCTGTTTGCATTTGTAATTGTACCAACCGATACATCACCTGCTGTAATAACTGTTACTTTATCTGTTCCACTATCAAATGTTGCATCTACACCACTTATAGAATTTAATGCCGTGGCTATTTGAGTACCTGCACTATCTGTATTTGAATTAGTTGTAATTGTAATATTTGTTGTTGTGCCACCCGTTGTTATAGGTACAACAGATAATGCACCTGATTCATTAGTACCTTGATTCACTATAACTTCTGTAACTCCATTAGGAGCATTTACTGAGCCACCTGGAGTTAATGTAGATGTCGCACCATTAGTATTAGCAGGTGTAGCACTTCCTGTCTGTGAGCCATTAACTTCTGTAAAAACTAAATCTGTTACTGCTCCTGCTGCAAAGTTTATTGTTACTACATTAGAACTTGCACTACTGCTTGCACCTGCAGGTAATACACTTTGTATAGCAGTATTTATATCTGATGCAGCTGTTGATGTATTGTCTGTTGCACTAAATGTAGTTGAATTTAATGTAAAAGGACCACTAACTGAAAACGTACAATTTCCATTTGCACTTGAATTAGTTGATGTTAGTGCTACCGTATTAGTTGGACCAGTAGAAGTAAACGCACCTGATGGGTTATTTAAAAAAGAAGATGCAGTTGAAAAGTTATCTCCTGTCGGATTTTTATTAACTTGTACATACGACATCATCTTAAACGATGTAACTCCATTTGGTATACCTAAAGATGTTCCACTAGAAATTGTTGTTGTTAATGAAGCACTCGTAGTAGTTGAAGACCCTGACCCTGTAAAGTTAGCATATACATGGGCAGGATTTGATATAGTTCCAGCTGAATTAACAACAGCATCTACATGACAAACTCTTACACCACCACTGAAGCCCATATTAGCAGCATTATCACCTTGTCCTGAACCACCTGAAGTAAAAACAATATTACCGTTTGCTGTAACATTTCCATTACTTCCACAAGTCATATTAGATGTAAATTGCGCTCGTTGTGAAAATGCAACAGAAAACGAACCTTGACCCTGCGCAAGCACAGCAGAGCCTGTTAAATTAGCAACACTGCCACCTACAGTCTGTGTTCCTATTGTTCTTGTATAAGTTTCTGACGTAACTTGATTATCTATAGAATTAACAGTAATAGTAACTTGTTCAGCTTGCGCAGTATTTAAAGTGCTTGACGTTCCTGATACAGACAGGGTATCTGTTTTTGTAAACACATCTCTTACATTACTGCCATCTAAAACAAATGCTTTTCTTATAGGACCTCTAATAGTTCCAGTAGAGTCTTTTACAAATATTTTTTGTATGTCTCTTAAAGTATCTGTTGAATCTTTTACGTGTATTTCGCCCATATTAGTATTGAAAAATTATCTTTGTATTATTAGTAAAATCACCTGATATAGGTGTGCCACTACTTTCAGCCTCTACTTTAAACACTCCTACTTGTTCTCCTGCTGCTAAGTCTAACAAATTAATTTCTGTTGCACTTGCAGTAACTAATGTTCCACCCAATTTTAATCCGCCTGCTACTCCATCATGGGTAGTTATATCTACAGTAATGTTACCATCACTATCAAGACCTGAGATGTCCATTCCTTTTGTAACTGTTCCATCAAACTCTGCTACATAAAACTCTAAACTACCTTGTTCTTGCCCATTTGTATTATCTACAATAGTACCTGTTATTTTTCCGTATGTTTGCACATTTGCATCTGTATCTTCACTTACAAATTCTACGTTACCTACTACATCATCATCAGCAGAGCTACTACCATTTTTATTAAATTTTATAGTTGCACCATTAGCATCGGCATTTGTATTTAATAATTGTAATACAGGTTTAGCCGATGTAGCACTTTCAATACTTATATCTGAACCTGTTAATACTAAATCATCATCACCATCTTCATCATATTCTATTGTCCAATCAGTATTAGCTCCAAATTGTATAGCTTTATCATCCGCAATCGCAATATTATTATTGGCTGTTAAAACACCCCCAATAGTTACTGCATTAGTTACATCTAAGCTATCTACAAAAGCATCTTTCCATCTAACTCCATTAGCACCTAAATCTACATCACCATCAGATTCAGGTCCAAAAATATTATCTGCTAAATATACTTGCTCTATATTATTTGCATAAAAGTGTATTTCATCGGCTGTTTCAAAGTCAATCTTTGTTTGGTCATCTTCACCAATCTTTATATCTGTGTCTAATAAATAAGAATTTTTAACGGATACAGCATCACCTGAACCTAATAAAGTTCCTGATGCTATAGGTAGAACTACAACAGCACTACTAGATGCTGAGTGAGGTTGTGCTTGTAATGTTTGTGCATGCTGATTGTTATCTTCACAATAGAATTTTACTTTAGTAACTACTCCTGTACCTGTACGTATATCAATTAAACCATCCGAAATAGATACACCCCCTGTTGAGCCATCACCATCCATAATAATTTTACCAGTACCGTGTGGTAATAAATCAATGTTAGTATTACTTACAGTTACAATATCTCCTCCAATAGATATATTTCCTGATACATCAAGAGTAGTAGCATCAACATCTATAGTTGTAGCAGTTAAATCTATTTCATCAGTAGCACCTAAACTTAATACTGTTGCACTAGAACCTTGAATAAACTGAGTTGCATCATTAAAACATAATTTATTTGTAGAATTAAGAGTAAGACCTGTACCATCAGTATGTGTAAGAGTAGTATCGTTGTCTTGACCAAAACCTAAAATAGAGCTATCAGTATTTAATTTTAAATCATTACCTACTGTTAAATCAACACTTACAGCTACTGCTGTTGATGCATTAAGATTAATAGTTGCTTCACCGTCTATTCTAAGTACACCATCACTTGCTTGTTGAATAAATGAAGCAGCATCACCAAATTCAATTATTTTATTAGTATTGCCTATACGTATATTAGCACCAGTAAACAGCAGTCTATCTGTTGAGGTTTCATCATAACCTATTGTAGCATCTTGAGAATCACCAAACTTAACATAATTATCATCAGCAATAAATACATTTTTAAATAAGTTATTAATAGCACCTATTTCTAAAGCCTTACTAGATGATTGTTTTATGGTATTTGCATCTACTACAATTTGTCCTGCAGGACCTATTTCTAATATTCTTCCACCTTCTCCTGCAGTACCATCATGTGTGTGTCCACCTGTACCGTCAAAAGCTGAGTTTAAATTTGTAAATTCTGTAGTAAAATCTTGCGCTCGGATAATACTACCTGATTGAATGTTGCCCCCTGAGCCAAATGTATATGAATTTCCCATGTTATCTTCTTTCGTTAATTGCGTACTCTATAGTCGCTGAGTCTAATGAAAATGGAGGATTAGTATCCTCACTTATTACTTTAAGAGCAGCTGTAAACCCTGAACCTACAAGTTGAGATTCAAACTGACTTTGTGTTGAACCTGAGCCATAAGTAGCAGTATTAAAAACTGCTGAAGGATTATCGTAAAAAAACGCATTTTCAGCCGCACTTGAAAAACTTATAGAACTAGGTTGAAAATTTGAATCTTTTTCAAAATCTAATTTTAAATCTACAGTAGCATCTAAACTTCCTACAGGGTCAGTATATAATATTAGTTTATAAAAAGTTTTTCTCATTCTTGGGTCTGTAATAGGAAAAAAAGGAGACTGAAATGTTGCAGATATATCACTGCCATCAAAAGAATTTCCTGATTCTAATCTATATACATAACCATCATCATTAGCAAAATGAATAAATTCAGTTCCATCTTCCAATGAACTGTGCGCTACTAATGCATTTATTCCTCTTGTTTCTCCCCAAGCCATTCCTTCACCACCTTGAAGAGCAAACTGTGTACCTAGTATACCTAAAGCACCTGCATCAGAAAAACCTGCATTATATCCAAAGATTCTATATTGACTTTTTTCTCTTATAGTTATACTTGAAAAACTTGTAGAGTTTGCAATAAAACTAGAAAACTCTGACTGAATATTTTTAGATACTACTGCTAAACTAAAGTCACCTATTCTTTCGGTAGCACCTAGCAGTCTTAAACCATCAGCTGCTAAAAACATTACATCTGCACCTACTTCTTGAACAGTGTCTGCAGCAACAGCTCCTAAATCATTCGATATAGGTAATACAGCAAAAGTATCAGTAGTGTTACCTGTAAGTTTTTGTATACTATTTTCTGTAAATATAATTAACTGTTCTCTAAAACTTATAAAATCATTTATAGTTTCATCAAAAGTAAAAGAAGTGCTTCCTGAAAAATTATCACTTGTAGCACTTGCAGTTGCCGTACAGATAATTTTATTTTCAATAGCGACAAATAATCTGTCTAAATGCACAGTTACAAAATCAGCACCTGTAAAATCACTTGCAAGACTTGTTTGCTGTGTTAATGCAGTTCCTGTAAAAATGTAGGGTTTTGCATTGCCGTCAACAATAAATAGTTTACTAGTGCCTGTAAAGTTATATTCTGCAAATCTAACTCTTCCTGAACCACTTATATTTACACCAGTACTACTAAAACTTCCGTTGTCTGTTAATTGAGTCCAACCACTTCCTGATGAACGATATAGATGAGTTCCTCTAGCAACTATTACAGCACCTCCAAAACGAGTGATGCCTCTTATATTTCCGCTTCCTGTTATTTGATTAGTATCAAATTTAGAGTAGCCTTCTATTTTTCTATAGCCACCTTCAACAGAAGGTTCAAAGTTTTGTAGTACAGAAGCACTTCCAGGGCTGTTAACACCTTGCTGTAAGGGACTTTGGTTTGTTAATAAACCACCTCTAAACTCTATAGGAAATGTTTGCCATGAATCTGCCATATTAGTACGCTCTTATAGTTTTACATATTTTTTAGCAAAAGTCAAGTAATAACTGTAGAAGTTAAAGAACCACTTGTACTTCTGCTCACAGCTGTGGACCGAATATAGTCGTATCTATTAATTAATAAACTACGCATATGCTTTATGCCCTCTGCAAATTTTTCTTTAGCTATTATAGCATCTTGAGAATTTCCCCTAAATAAATATGCATAATGCATTGCTCCATCAACTATAATGTGAGCAAATCGTTCAGGTATAGAAGGAACATCTGTAGCATTTTCTAAATCTACTGGTATTCTATAATACTCATATACAAGCGTATATGCTTTGTCAGGAGCAGGAACTAAACCATATTCTTGAGAGGGTGTTCTAAAAACAAAATCAGGTACTCCTGAGCTACCATTATCTTCATCATACTCATAATGTATATATTTCTCTAAATACTCTTCGTAGCTTAGTATTCTTAATTTTTTAGTTTGTACATTTAAACTAGAGCTTTCTTTTATTCTAAAAGTATTAACATCTAGTATTTTAGAATCATCGGGTAATCCGTACCTTAATGTATTTGCTGTAAGTACATCTTCTTGAGTAACGTGGTTATAAGGCCAGTTATACTCATTTTGATTAATATAACGTATTGAAGCATTTATAGCATCTTTTGCTTGAGAATAAAATCCTATAGCTGATGCAAAATTGCCTGAAGTTAATTCTACTTCATTTAATCGCCTATTTACTTTATTAACTAATCCTAAAAAATCATATGCCATTATTTTTCCCTTATCTTTAATTTAACACTGCGTTCTGCTGTACTACCTGTGCTATCAGTAATTCTACAGAAAAACGTATATTCTACATTGTTTGTACCTAAACCTATATTAATAGTAGCTGTTTTATTATCACTACTTTGAGTCTGAGAAACATTTTGAATACCATTTACTGTAGCACCTCCTGTAATAGTAGTTTTAACTCCACTCGCATTGTTTACAGACCACACTACACTACTTATAGTAGCACTGCCAAGAAATCTTGACCAATCTATACTATAATCTAATTGCTCATCGGGGTCTTTATTTGGCCATCTAAAAGACATATTTTCTCCTATGCTACTCTTGCAGTTCTTTCTGCAGAAGTTGTTTGTCTAGGTACATATACTCTCCTATCTTCAAAAATTATATAGACAGTTCTATCTGCTGATGTTGTCTGTCTTTCAACAAAAGATGTTCTATCTACACTATCTACATTTACAGTTCTGTCAGATGATGTAGTTTGTCTAGGTACATATACCGTTCGTTTTTGACTAAATGTATCTCTAACTGCATTAAAATCAAAAATTACGCCTGAAGCAGTTGTACTTGTTGATATATTAGCTTTAGAAGATACTGCTGTAAGTGTAAGTGAACTATCGTGTATTACATTTACAGTATTTACATTTGTTTTAGAATTTACTGCCGTAGCTACAACTGAACCACCGTGTATTACATTTACAGTATTTACATTTGGTTCTATTGATAAACTTGCAGAAACAATATTTATATTTATAGTAGGTGCAGTTATACTAGGTTTAGAGCTTACTGCTGTAGCTACAACCGAACCATCGTGTACTACTGTTACAGTATTTACATTTGGTTTTGTACTAACTCCTGTTAATGTAACGCTTGCATTTGTACTTATAGAACCTATATCTGCTTTTGCACTAACACTTGCTATTATAAATAAACCATCGTTAATAACAGTTACAGTGTTTATATTTGGTTTTGTAGAAACGCTATCTAAAACAACAGAAGATATTACACCTTCAGACGAAAATTGAGTAGATGAAAATGGATTAGTACTAAACATTATTTAAAATCGTTAGGAGGTACTGGAAGTTCTGTAGAAGAAGGGTCATCAATATTAATACAATCTCGTAAATCTTGAATATACTTATCTAAAACTACTATATCATCTATTTGACTTTTACCTTGTCTTGCAAAACTATGGTATCTCATTATTTTCCATTCTACTTCATCAATAAGTTTATCTCTTTGTATACGATAGCTTTGTAAATCTCTATTTTTTATGTCTTTTAATTCTTTGTCTGAAAGACTTTCAGTTACCCATTTAGTTCCATCCCAACTTACTTTATGTGTTCGTACATCTACATTTGGCTTATCTTCAACAACTTGCCATCCAGCATCTGTTAAATCAGCATTATCAAAAGTAGTAGAATCTGTTTTAGTAGTACCATCAGATAATCTAATTCTCTCAGGCTTTGTTAAAACAGGGTATTGTTTATTAAATGAGTACATTGTCATTTTATTTTCTCCTTTATGGTGCTACCCAAAAATTAGAATCTCTTATTCTAAGTTTATGAAAATTAGTAGATTCAGAACCAAGAGAAGCATTATCATAATCTGAACCAATCCCAAAATAAACTGCACTAGTAGTAGAGTAAGCTATAGATAATGGTGTTGATGTGCCACCAAGAGCAGTACCAGTTATACTCCAATCATCTTCTCCTAATGTTATTTTAGCTCTCATAACACTTGATGATTGGTGATGCCATAAATGTAATGTCACAAAGTTGTTTAGTGCTCCCGATATACTACTACCCTGAACATTGCCATTAGGTGTATTTAACTGAGGATAACTTACACAATTCGTTTGAAATGAAACTCTAGTACTATTAGTACCACTCCATTGCCATTGTGGATAGTTTCTACCATTTGATGCAATCCACATAGCTACTGCAGGGTCGGGACAATTATTATTGGGCCAATCAACTGTTGCTTGAAATAGCCTATCTCCTATATGGCTATCTGTTAAAGATAATGGATAGGAAAAACCTGTTGCATCACCTGCTGTTTGAAAACCATATGTAGTACTCCATCCTGTACTCAAGCTACTAGAAGTAAGGGTTGTTCCAGTGGGTGTTGAACTTACTTTTAAATTTATAGTAGTATCTACTCCCGTTGATACTGCATCCGTTACAGTTATATTACTAGACTCAATAACTACAGGTCCAGATGTGCTTCCTGTCCTTATCTGCAATTTAAATACATTACTTTCTGCATCACCTGGAGTTAGTTCTGCGACTAATCCAAATGTAAGAACAGTATTTAAAAATATTTGATTTAACAAATTAGTGGTATTAAATGAACCGTCTACACCACCATTGCCTGGCGAAATAGTAAAATCAGCATCTACCATAGTAGTACCTGAAACAGTAGCTATTGTATAATATAAAGTAGTATTAGGTTCAATATGTTCTGTAGTAAGTGTAAATGTCATAGAGTTTCCCTCTGTAACAGTTGTTACGGAAGGAGTAAGAGAGACAAACCTTTTAGCTCTAGGCCATGTAGTTGATACTCTTTTAATATGAACGTCATGTAAATCGTGAACACCTTTAGCTATTGTTGTTGTAGTACCTTGTAGCTCCCCAATAAATCCACTATTTCTTTTCATTTTTAATTCCTAGTTTGTGTAGGTTGTTTCTGTAAAACCTAAATAATTCTGCCCTACATTAGTTGAAGGAAATGTTCTAAATGGACCCCATATAACTCTAACTACACCTTGTCCACCATTTCCTGCGTGATAACCCCACCATTGTGATGATTTACCACCACCACCACCTCCGTAGTTGCCACCTGCTTGTGTGCCATTTATATTTGTAGGTATTGAAGAATCATCACCACCTGAACCACCACCTGCTGAACCATTTGTATTGCCTGTTCCACTAGAACCTTCACCATAAGGAGCTACTCCTCCTCCTCCACCTGATATGTGGTCTACATAAGAGATATTACTACTTGCACCACCTCCTGCACCACCACCACCTGAGCCATCATCTCCTGAAGCAGCGGCATCATCTCGCCCATCTCCACCATTTCCACTATAACCACCTGCACCACCACCACCTGCAGGACCATAGCCTGAAGCTGAGGTGCAATTTACTCCACCACCATTTCCACCCCCATAAGTTCCATATGAAGTAGAAACAGTATATGTAGCACCACTTAAATCTAAATTATATCTTCCTGCTGCACCACCATTGGCATTTATTGTAGATGCATTTTTAAAAAAACTAGCTCCACCTGATTGTGAATCATTTGAATAATAACCATCTCTACCACCTCCACCTACTTGTATGGAGATACTTTCTCCTGGAGTAACAGTTATATTATTTAACCATGCTAAAGCACCACCTGCACCACCTGACATAGCGTAAGTTACAGTAGAACTACTCCCTGACCAAAACATACCACCACCACCACCTCCAATACAAACAACAGATACAGAAACTACTTCTTCAGGAACTGTCCAAGTATGTGTGTAGTTTGCGTTAACAACTGTATTGCGAAATAATGCACCCCCTATTGGACCACCACTTAATCTAGAACTATCTAAACTAGATACACCTTTAGAGACTTTTAGTATGCCAACATAGCTTTTATTATGAAAATAATTGAAAGTCATGTTTATGCATCGTCTATTTCTTCATAGGAACACATTAAACTAATATCGCCTGCTGCACTAGCTAAAGCACGAATTTCTTGGTCTTCTTCTAAATAGAATGATGTATCTTTTGATATGATAACAAGAGATGAATCTGCTGGAACTGTAATTGTATTTGCTAAAAAGTATCTAGTAGTAGTATTAGAAATAGTTCTAACACTAACAGTAATATCTGCATCATTTGTGCCATCAATGTTAGCTGCAACAATAGTATTAATTTTTAATACCTTATTAGAACTAGCTGCATTTTGTAGTAGTGATGATGCACTAGTTGCAACATCGCTATCAAAAGCTGTTTTACCTAGAATTGAAGTTACATTTGCTATGTTTGGAGCTGCCATATTTTATTCTCTCTTTCTTTTATCCAAAAACTATTGCTAGTCCTATAGTTTTATTTACAGTGGGTATAATCTTAGTATTATGTTTTAATGCGCCATCTGCAACTAACTCTAAAACACCATCTGCCGATTGATGAATGTACGTGTCATCATCACCAAACATGAATTTTTTATCACTATTTATTCTTAAACCTACATCATGTACATGAGCAAGTTCTACGTCAAAATCTACACCAAATCTTACTTTAGAAGAATCTGAATTTAATTTTAAATTATTACCTACTACTAGATTTGCTTCATGCTCAAATCTTCCTACTTCAGTAGCTGCACCTGAAGAACCTAATTTAAATACTAAATCAGTTTTATTAACAGTTTGAGTAAAGGTAGCATCAGCTTCAGCTTCAATAGCTGCAGCAGTTGTAGCACCATCATTACCAAGAAGATAACTAGGTGTAGCAAATTTTATAGAACCAATAATGTCACCATTTGCTGGCTCAAGTTCGTTTGATTCTAAATTTAATGTACCACCATCATTTGCATCAGTACCTTGAATTGTTAATTCAGCAATAGAAGGATTAAAAGTAAAGTCTGATGTATTATTAGCACTATCTAGTAATTTATTTGAATTGTCGTGAAAAGCTACAGGAAAATGTGTATTAGTTGTACTATTTGTAACTGCTACTGAGTCACACGTACCATTTAAAAAAGATATACCAAGAGTAGAAATGACAAATAAAGGAGTAGAACCTTCTAATACTGTGACACCACCACCACTACCAAAAGTAAGATTTGCATTTCCTGCTGATGTAAGATTTAATACTTGACTAGCATCTAAGGTAACATCACCATCTGCATCAAGTAAAATATCACCACTAGCACCTGTTGCATCCGTAGTAGCAATCGTAAATGTACCATTTGTTCCTGCTGTTAATGTAGCTGTATCATTAGTAGAACCTGTCATGGTAATGGCTTTACCATTAACTGTTACATCACTTGTAAGTGAAACTACATCAGTAGCATCTTTAAATATTGCTTTATCAGCAGGTTGTGCAATAAAAACCGTAGGTGTAGAATTAGATGGCCAGTTAACTTTATTATTACTATTTGTGCTTTTAATAACATTTCCATCAGTTCGTGTTAACACTTCAGTTGATAGAGTAAATGTACCTATTCCTATTTCAAAACTACCTGCAGTATCGGTTGCTACATAATAAGTAGTATTACCGTCACCCACACCTGTAAAGTCTACAAAACCTGTTGGTGGAGCATTAGTTAGAGTGTAATTATCTCCAGTGCCACTCATACTAGTAGCAACTACTTTTGCTCTATCTAGTAGAACTAAAGCCATATTCTATTTCCTATTAAGATGGAGGGTCTAAACGTATGATTGCAGTTGCACCACCTGAACCAACAGTAGGAAATTGAACTGTTAAATCACCTGCAGTTGCAGTTATAGTACCACCAAAATCAATAACAGCAATAGCTTTATTAGAAGCACTAGAATTATATATTATGCATCCTCTTGCACTTGTTGTTACATTAGCAAATACTTCATCAGCAATATCTACAAACGCTCTTCCTGAAGATGCATCTGTAGAAATAGTAACACTATCTAAATTGTTTCCTCCTGCAGAGTAATTTGACCCTGTGGCTTCGTCTGAATTTCCTGTAACATCTGAATAATTAGTAGTTGTTTTATCATAAGTTCCTGACATTGAAGGTTTTATTAATGCCATTTTTAAAGTATGTGTGTCTAAATCGTGAGTTCCTCCAAGAAGCTCACCTTTAAAACTTGTACATAACGCTGTTGTAATTGCCATATATTTATTCCTTAAAAAAAGAGGGCAAGTTACCCTGCCCCCTTATATTGGATGAGTTACGCTAAAGCGTCTCTATCTACTTCGTCAGCTTTATCTAAGCCACCGACAGGCATAACAACTGCGAATACACGTAGCACACCTGCGCTAATTGTACCTGCAGTTCCTGCGAAAGTCAACTTAAGTGGGTCAGCACCATCATGTACTTGCGGATTTGCAGTGGCTACAAGTACAGTTGCGTATGTACCTGCAGATGCACCATCAATATCAAATCCATCTACCCATGCATCAGTGTCTCCACTTTTTGCACCTAAGTCTACAGTAGCGTCTGAAGCCGTGTTAGTTAAAGCAGTCATAACTTCAATACCTGCAAACATACAAATACAATTTGCAGGAATATCGATTACTTCTATAGTACTACCATTCGCATCAATATTTTGATTTGAAAAGTCTATAGTATGCTCTACTAGATAAGGCTTTACTCTTGAACTAACTCCATAAGAAGGTCCATGAGTAGAATTTGTTGTTGCCAACAATGTTGTTGTTGCAGCCATAATCTATTCTCCCTTACGCTAAACAATATGCAGCAGTCACGATAGCTTCAGGTCGAAGTATCTTTCTGCCATACAAATGCATACCACGAACAATATCTGAGAAACTGTCAGGGTCTCTGTAAGTTTCTGTTTTATTGATTTGTTCAGCAGTAGCCACAGCTGATGAATGACCTGCTACAATAATTCCAAAGTTTGACGCATTCTGACCACCTGTTGTCGCAGGACCTGTGCCTAGTGACGGAAGGTTGTTAGATGAGTATATTTTAAAACCATGTAAATTATTTAAAACAAGACCATTTTGTAGTCCTGAACCACCAAAATCAGCATTTAAAAGACGTGAATCTTCATCTTTTAAGATTTCGATAAATACTGGGTCAAGAACTAACCATCTATTTGCCGTATCAACATTTTGTTGGTCTAGCAATCTAGACATACGTGCAATAACTTGTAATGGAAATGCATTACCAGTTGTTCCACTCTTGGCTGCTGTTGCACCCCCTGCTCTTGGCTCAAGACCAATAGCTTGGTTTGCAGTACCTGCAGTACCATCTGCTTGTGTAAAGTCAGAAGAATCAAGTGACATTGAAGCCAATAATTCTGCACCAACTAAGTTAGCACCACTAGAAGCTGAGGATACAGCCTTAGTACCGTTTACTGTTGTATTAACAGCACTTGCAGCACTGTGAAGTGACGCTTGTTTAAAACCTGACAAGTAGCCAAGAACTTCTTGGTCAAACTGGTCGGCTAGCCTATAAGCAGCTCTGTCACTTGCTAGCTGTTGAAAGTTTACATGTGAGTGAGCTTCTTCAATATCGTCAACCTTAAATGCAAAGTAATTAGCTTTGTCAATAGTTAGGCTGAACTCTTCATCGTCAAGGTCTTGTGGAGTAATAGTTGTACCACGTGCATATTCCTTGACTGTAATTTCAGGTTCTTTAATAACCTTAACGGAATCGCCCATATTTGCAATTTCGCCAAAGTAATCTGAATTAGTGATTTCTTCAACGACTGATGACTTGCGGAATGCAAGTTGCACCTGTTTGCTGTAAATAATAGGACTAAAATTACCGTTTGGTAAGTTACCATAACCTGCTGCTGATGTAAATGCCATAATTTTTCTCCTTTTTAACATTTATCTCATGCACACAAAGTTGTGTACTATTCTAGTCATTTTACTTTATAAGGACCATTCATGTTTGAGGTTGTACGATTGGTAGCTAACCATTGTAGGCTCACATAATTGGGTAGTCTTTAAAGTCGTGTAAGTATATTATAAGTAGTTATAATAAGGTTATAATATACTATATATTATATAGTTATATAGTTAAATAACTATTTGTCAACTCTTTTTTAAAAAAATTGACGGTCTATCGTGCAGAACCTGAGACATCATATACGAATTTATTAGAACGTATTGCCTCCATTATAGCTTCAGAATTCTTTTCGTATTCTACAGCTGACATTTTTTGCACGTCAGATTCTTTAAAATAATTTGCTGAACTGTCTTCTACAGGTTTTGTTTTAGCATTTTTAGTAGATATAGACCTAGCTGCATCTTTATTGTTTACAGGTTTTTTACTTTTTTCTGTAATGCCTTTATCGACTTTATATAAGTCTATAGCTCTTGCAGCTGACTTAGCATCATTATCATTTTCATATAAAGCATTTTGTACCCAGTTAGGCTGACTATCTGCCCAATCATGGAACTCTTCTGTTTCTCTAATTTCTTGAAAATCAGGATGTAGTCTTAATAATTCAGCTTCAGCTTTTTCTTTTGTAGCTGTATTTTGTAACTCATTTATTTCAACTAACCTTTTTTCTAAATGCTTTGATTGTTCGTTTGCTTTTTTCATAGCTATAGTTTCAATTATAGCTGCGACATCAGGATACTTATTTGCCCAAGACTCTATTTCTTCTTCAGTTTTAGGAAACTGTATTTCTTTTTTAGTAGCTTCCTCTAATTGATTTTGAAGGTTTTTAATCTTAGATTCATAATCTTGCTTTTGTTGCTGTTGATGTTTACGTAAATCTCCGTAACGCTTTTTAAATGTTTTTTCTTCAGGGCTATCAGGTTCTTTATCTTCAACAGCTTCTTCTTCTTTTTCACTAGATGTTTCTTTCTTTTGTTCATCTAGTAAGTTTTTAAGCTCCTCTTCTTCTTTTTTCATTTTTTCTTCTTTAGAATAAGGTTTGCTCATAAATGCAGCTTTTTTAGGTGTTGCGTCCTTTGTCATAACTAATTCTTCAGCCATGTTTTTTCTCCTTTGTTGGGGTCATAGTAGCCACTGTGGGGGTATAAGTAGCCAACAATATGTAGGTTATTTTTTAGAAGCTAACCCACCACGCTTCATAGCTTTTTTCTTTTTAGGTTTAGATGCTATTCCACCTTGCTTAAAGCCTCTACTTGTTACTCCTCTTTCTCTATCTTTTAAAACATTTTCAACACGAGTTTTTTCTTTTTGGGCTTTTGCTTCATTCTGTTCTTTTTCTTCTCTTCTTGCTTCTGCTTTTAAAAATTCTTTTCTAGCTTCGGCTTCTCCTGCACTACCTTCAGCAGTAGATGTTGGAACTATTGTATCTTTACTTTCTACAGCTTTTTTAACATCTTCATTTTCAGACTCTGTCATATTAAGACTTTTAGCAGAGCCTGGAGCTACATCATCAGTAACCGTATTCTCTTTATCTGTGGCTATTAATGTACCTCTACGTTTTGGTTCTTCAGCTTCAACGGAAAAAGCTCTATCATAAGCAGCTGTTATTTCATTTTCATTAAATAAAAAACCTGGAGCATTTATTTTTTTACCAAAAATATTTATAGTAGATTCACCACCTTTTATTTTCTTTGTAATTTCTTCAAGGCTAGCACCTGGATTATCTTGCATCACTTGACTAACAACATTATCATAACTACGATTCATATCTTCTCTAGCTTTTTGCATATTTTCAGGGGATGTAGCATCTCCATCTTTATCTACAATATCTAACATTGCAGTATCAGTAATATCTTGTCCTGTAGAAACTGTTTCATCTTCTTTAAGTCTATAACCTACAGGCATATTATAGCCTGGAAGTATACTACCCCTAAAATAAGGCACATTAATAACATTACCTTCGTCGTTTACATATTCTCTATATTCGTCTGCTACAGAAGGAATAAACTCTTCAGGAGTCGGTATTGTTTCAGGAGCTGTTGCAGTAGGTACTTCAGCAATAGTAGGTGCAACATATGGTGTACCACCACTTTCTAATTTAACTGTTCCTCCTTTATATGCAGAAACTTCTTCCTCTTCTTCCATTTCTAAATCGTCTATACTAAAAGGAATATCATCAGGTATAGTAGCTTCTTCAGAGTTACCCATTTGACCCATAGCTTCCATTTTTTTTAGTCCTGCTTTAGCACTTTGTCTTATTTCCATTAATCTTTCTAAGCCTATAAATCTAACTACGTCAGCAGGAAATACAAACTCTCCTTCACTTAGTTGTGCAGGTATATCATCTCGAACTTCTTTTTGAGCTGAACCTACAGGTACATCATTGCCTGATACAGGGTCTACTGTACCACCATCTTGTTCTAGTCCACCATCTTCAAATAAATTCATTTGTTCAGCCATTTACTTCATCCCTTAATAATTTTAACCTACGCAATGTAGATATAGCTCCTTGAGCCTGATGTATAATAATAATATCACTACTTTGTTCTAATACTTTATGTTGTTGACCTATTATAAAATCTATATAATCAGTAAAATCAACCCACTGGTTTTTATTATTGACCAACGGCTTGAGCTTGCTGAGGAGTTCCTTGTGGTTGTTCATTTCCTGTAAATCCTTGTTCTTGCGGTAAAGGCACTTGACCTGTACCTATAGTTCCACCACCTGTGCCTGCTGAATCCATTGGGTCAGCTCCTGCAACAGGAGATTGTTCAGTTGGAGGTGATTGAAATCCTTTCATAAGCTCGGCTTGTATTGCAGCTTCATCCATATTATTTGTAACTTTGTCAGGGTCTAAATCTAAAGACTTTGCTATTTCTCTAATTACATACTGAAATTTAGCAAATGGAGCAAGAGCTGGATTACTTGCTGTACCTAAAAATTGCATTAATCTCTGACTACGTACTTCATTAGCCATTAGGCTTTCTGTTCCTCTAGCCTTAACCTCTAAGTCACCACGTATTTTAGGGTCAAAATCAAATTGCATATTAAACCTAAAAAATCCTTCTCCTAAAGGTCTTAATAAATAATCATCTAGATTTTTTATTACAGTTCGTATACTACCTGTTGCCGCATTCATTAACATAGATATACCTGATGCGGTTCTACCTACACCTGTTATACCTGTTTGACCATGTGCAAAAGATGGAAAACCTGTTGACTCGTCAGCTAATTGTCTAGCTTTATCAAACAACTGCATATTTTCTGAAGATACATTTGGATACTTTGTACCAAAAATAGCTTGACCTGGAGCGCCGCCTTGTCTTCTAAATATTTTGCCTGGATAGACAGATAAATCTTGACCTGGAACTAAATTTGTTTCGTCTACTTCAATAAGAAGATTTCCTGACAATATTCCATTATCAACAGCCATACGCATAAAACCATTCATTAGTGTTTGCGTATCATCCATATTTTCAGCTATACCTACACCAAAGAAAGAGTATGGGTTTAATTCGTATGGAACAGCCATATATGGTATCCTTGCAGGTTTAAATGGATTTAGTACTAGTCTAATTAACTTACCATTACATATCCAAGCATTAGCCTGTAATTCATCTGCATCTTCTAGTTCTTCAGGTATTTCTATATTTTCTTCTTTAAATATTTCAGAGTTTATAACTCCCCAATACTCAATTACAGAAAATCTGTCAATATCGTGTTCAGGTGAGTAATCAGTTAAATCATCTTCCCAATGCTTCTTAACATAATTTTCTCCCATTTCTATACAAGAGTCTATTACATTTTCTCTAAAGTATGGTCTTTTCTTAAGACTTCTTAATTGCATTCTAGACATTCTATGTCGCTCTATAGCATATTGAGCTTCATCCATGTTATATGCATCAGGGTCAGGATAAAAGTTCCATACAGATACTTGATTTAATTGAGGTACGGTTTTTATAGTAGGACTATAATCTCCACCTTCACTCCAATTAGGATATTCTTTATCTACGGCAAAAGGACCTTTCATTATACCTGTACCAAATAGCGACATTTCAAATGCTACACTACGTAAATGTTTATTGGCATTCGATTCTTCTAATTGGTCATGTATTTTCTTTTCCATACCTTTAGCTGCAATCATAGCAGGACTAACAGTTACGGATGTAGGAGTTTGACCTGCACCTTCTTTTAAATTAGGAACGTCCTGTAACTTTTCTTTAACAGGTCCTAGTAAATCTACTAAACTTTTTTCAGTAGCTCCTGTAGGTAAATCTTGACCATCCCCTGCAAATCCATAAGGGCTTGAGTCTCCTGCAGGCTGTTTAGGGTCAAAGTGTACATCTTTAGCTACACCTTCAGGTAATTCTGTTGGGTCTACACTTAAAGGAAATTTATTACTTCCAAATAAAACGTCAATAATTTGCCCATAAGCAGCCAAAGTTTTAGTCTTAGTTATTTTAATAAATACCCTAGACTTTTCAGCTTCTGTAAATTGAACGTCAGGTCCGTACAGACCCCTATAGTTTCTATAAGCCTTTAACCATCTATCTTCGTCCTGCCTTCTATAGTTTTCTGCCCTTCTATATTTAGACATTACGTAGTCAATAATAGTACTATTTTTTTCTTCTTTAACTTCAGTATCTTCGTTATCTTCTGAATCTTCTAAAGCTATAGATTCGTCTTCTATAATAAGTTTATCTTCTTCTGCCATAATTTTCCTTAATATCCAAATGTTGTATCTGCTACAGGCATTCCTTTTGTGGGTCTACCTCTAGGGTCATAATCAAATATACTAAATCTAGGTCTTGACATTATACCATATCTTAATGCATCATACAAGTGGTCTTCGGATTTAGTATCTACGTCTTCAGGATTTTTCTTGTCTAAAGGTATAGAGGGTAATTGTGCCACTATATTTGTACAGGTATTAAAAAATATTAATCTAGGTTCTTCTGTAAATTCATCTACCTGTAATCTTCTATGTATTTCGTTTTTACCTGCTACTCTTGAACCTTTACTTCTATCTGAAGGTCTCCAACGACACCCTCTAGTAATCATTTGTTCAGCTAGTGAAGGGCCAGTATCACCTCGTTTGTGCCACAAACTTGAATCTAGTACCCCATACTTTATATTACCATCGCCTGCTTCTATATCTAATACCATGTCTGCTAAGTCTGTCGCCAAAACTTTTGATACATAAAGCTCACGATATACGATAAGCTGTTCCGCAGGAGATACAGCAAACCAAAGGACACCCGAATAACTACCATAGCCGTAGTCGCAAGCACGAAATTTAACCCAGTTACTAGGAATTTCATAGGGGTCAATAACATGTATACTCCTATCAAACTCAGTAAATGCTGCACCCTCTTTAATATCCCAATCACCCTCAAGTAACTGTCTTCTTTGTTGCTCAGGTAAGGAGAGTAGCATTGCTTCATAGTCTCCACCTTGTGAGAGGTATGGATTATCAGATAGTCTTGCAGGAATAAATCTCCGTTTGAATAAAGATTTGCCTGCTCTAGAATGTCCTGACGGGTATTTAAGAACTTCCCCTGTTTCAATGTCTGTTGCACTAAATGCCTTTCCATAAGGAGCAGGGTCAATAAACATCTTTTTAACCCAATGATGACCTACACCCCCTGGGTTGGTAGTAGCTCTCATAAATATTGGTAAGTCATTTGCTGTAGAACGTAATCTAGAACGCATATAGTTCCAAGCAAAAGGACTAGCCCATTGTGTCAATTCATCAAAGCCTATCCAACTAAATGCCAAACCCTGATAACGCATAACGTCTTCATCTCTATCAAGATACGACATCCATAATCTTGCACCTGATGGTGCTACCCACTGCATTTTTCTTTCGTACCATTTGATACCTTTCCAAATTTGTGGATACAACTCTTGAGATTTAAATATAAGTTCTCTAAGTTCTTCTGTTGTATGTCTAAGTAACAATCCACTAAACTGTGGATGACCCATATACCTTAAAGGGTCTGCTAACATAGCATAACTTTTACCACCTCCTGCAGAACCACCGTATAACACTTCTCTTTCAGAAGCTGCTAAGAAATCAGTTTGAGGTCCTTCATTTGGTTTAAATAATACATTAGCCTCCTCTTCTTGTATAGACTCTAATGTACTATGATTCTGTAGTGACTGCTCTTTTATTTGCACCTGTTCTTTCGGTTTCGATTTGATGCGCTTTGGCAATTGCCTTTTCCGCATATTCTGCCCACTGACGGATGCTTTTAGCTTTGTCCTTACGTCGTCTTTCATTCATTAATCTTTTTCTTAAACCTATATGAGAAATATTTCTACCTGTATTAGCTGTTAGCCAATTAGCTACTTCTCTATAGGAATATTGATTTATATGTTTTCTAGCTTTTTCTAATAAATCTAATTCTGTCGGTACAGGTCTTAAAATATCGGGGTCTTCATTATCTTGTTTATAACCAAATGGTATTGTTCTAGCTATACGAGGTATTGATACCCATTCATTATCTTCTTTAATATCTGCAGGTTGAGGTAATTTCCATTTACCTAAACTTCTACTCATCTTCTTCTTTTACTACCTGTTTAGCAGGCATTAACATAACACCGCCTGAAGATTCTACTTGTACTTTTTCAGTTTTAATTAAACCAGTTCTATCTAGTAATTCTTTTGCCGCAGCCATTTTATCTTTAATACCTAATTCTGTTGGGTCATATAACCCACCAACCATAGCCATTGCAGCTTTAGGGGCATTACTTGCCATATATATTTGTGTAGCTTCTAATATTTCTTCTTTTAAAGCCTGTATTATTTCTTGGTTATTTGTATTAGGAGAATACCCTGCAATAACTTTAGCATCTCTAATATTACCATTTGCGTCTGCAAATAATGCATCAAGAAACTTTTGTTGTCTTTCAGTTAATTTTCTAGCCATATTTTATAAACTTTCTTTCTCTAGGTTTAAATAACTCTATTAAATTTTTAATATGTTTTTTTCTTTGTCTTTGTTTTATTAACTCAAGCCGACTGCCTGCATTCGAGATATAAGCCTGTCTGCTCGATTTGTTACTTGTTTGTACCATCTACTGTCTTTCATTTGATAACCTGCTTCTAACCAATTACCATCGTGAATAGCCTGTATCATTTTTTTAAATTTAGATAATCTAGGTCTGCCCATATTAAACATCATATTAGCTAAAATTAATCTTACTTCTTCAGGAAGGCTATGCCAATCTTCAAACAATTTTTTACATTCACCTATCGTGATGTGTACGTCTTGTTCAAAGATTTCATTAACTCGTATTTCGTCAACAGGTGTTCCCACTTCCATGCCATGTTCCGTGTCGTTTTCAGTAACGAGATGTCCGATACCAAACGTAGGTAAGCCAAGGTGGTCCAAATATATTTCGTATTTGCATCCTTCATCTATCTTTAGTTCCTCTCTTAGTCTATCGGTAAATGTTTCCATTAGTGTGTCCTCTTTAGTTTAACAGTAGGCTTTATTCCAATCTTTTTCTTTTTTTCCTTTAATTTTTTGTTATACTTTTCATGTACTTTATGTACAGGATAACCTGCTACTACAGCGCCTGACACTATTGCTTCATCTTTAGTTAAAGCATTCTCTCCTAGTTTTTTGTTCTCTGCTCTTATATCTTTTACAGTAGTTTTAATTCTTTTGCCTATATTCTTTAAACCTGTTACTACTTTACCTTTTCCACTTTTTTTAATAAAGGCTTCAGCAGCTTTTTTTGAAGCAAACTGTATTGCTTTACGTGCTGCTAATCCTATTACAAATACTGGTAATGCCATTATTTTCTCCCACTTATTGCACTAAAACCAAAATATGCTCCGACTAAGCCACACATAGAAATGTACTGAGTCATAAGGATAGACTCTGCTTCTGCGAGTCTGTCTGGAAATGCTAGGGTTAGTATTGTTGTTATAGCCATTAGATAAATTAGTACCCAAGCCATTCTCCTTTTATTTATTTGATACCCCATTTTATCAGGTATTAAATCATTTGAACTGCATTTACAGTCTTCTTTTCCACACGCACAAGTCATTTATTTTTTTCTCTTTACTTTAACATTAGGCTTTATTCCAATTTTTTTACCGTAGCTTGTACTATAAGTTTTTTTAGAGTTTGACGTATCTACCTTACTTAAATTTTCTTTAGTAAATTTTTTAAATCTGTCTTTAGCAGTTTTTTCACTACCATACCCAAACCCTTGAATATATAACATATCTGCACGAGTAATTTGTTTAGCAGGTTTGTAACTTTCAGAATCGTATATACTAACTCTTCCATTTTTACTAATTACTGGAATATTTTTAGTCTCTTTAGCAACTTCAAATTTTGCTTTTTGCGTAGCTGATAAATTTTTGTAATCCTTTTGAGTTAAAATTTTATTATTATCTAACATCTTTTGTTTATTTTTCTTTTTTATTTGGGCAGGAGTACTAGTAACTTTATCAGCTAATTTTTTTCCACCTACTTTTTTTAATATACTTCTTAATTTTGAATCATTTGACATTTAATTATCCTTTTTTTCCCATTAACTGCATACCTGTCTTACCAAATCTATATCCAAAGCTACTACCTATACATATATACAAACATGTACTAAACCAAGGTGGTGTATTTTCGTTTAGGAAGGTAAAACCCTCTGCTACATACGGCTGACTCCAAGGCAAGAAACATGCTACAAGAATGCCACCAAAAATAATTGTCCAAAACTCATCCTTCCAAGAACCTGCCATTTGATTAGTAAGGTTCTGTTCCATTAACATACTTGATGTAGCTTCAGTCTCATAGACTTTAGCTTCTGCTTTAGCACGAGCTACCTTTACTTCTGTCTCGGCTTTTTGCTTATCC